ACCATAAGAGAATTCTTCTTTTGCAATTGCATCAAGTTTTTCCATTACTTCATCTGTGAAGTATGATTCTGGGTCTTTGTAGATTGCCTTGGCATAAACTTTCTTGCCATCTATCTCATAACGACCTGCCACATTCTTCCAGAGACCACCAATCTCTCCCAACTCAAGAAGACCATAATATCTATCAAGACCACGCTCATCGTAATAAAGGCGCACCTCAACATTTTTGTTCTCCTTGCTCAGACGCGACTTAGCAGTCTTAGCTTTGATAATGTTGCCAACAATTTCTGTTCCATCCTTTTCTTTCTTTTTGCTGAGATAAATGATTGAACTTGCTGCATACTTGAGACCACTGCCTCCCCCCATTTCTTTTGTAGGTACATAGGACCCAATAACATCGTAGGTGTGATTAGTGACAATCATTGGGATGTTTGCCTGTCCCAATTTCAGGGTGAGCATTCTGAATGCTCCCTTCACAAGTTGAGATTTTGTCATGTCTCTAACTTGCTTGTCATCTAGTGCATCTTTGATTTCTTTCTCAGTGGATAACATACCCAATGAATCAAGAACAAAGATACAGGGTTTGCGTTCCTCTTCAGGTTTTTTCAAGTATATATCAACTGCCTTCAGTGCTTTGGTCCTAAACTCTTCAATTGTAACAACATTGACAATAACAGTCCTGTTGGTATCTACCCCCCTTGACTCAAGAAGGGACTTATTAACTGCTGCTTCTGTGTCAAAGTATAAACAGTACCCATCAGGATTGCTATCAAGAAAATTTTGAACAACAGCCAGAGAAAAGAAGGTCTTGCCAGTGCTAGACTCACCAGCAATGGCAGTAATCTTATTCCCAGATACACCGCCAAATAAACTCCCTGAAACAAGTCCATTAAAGATGTACGAACCTGTGTCCACATACTGTTCAGTTTCGTCAATATCTGCTGCCAGTTGGGTGTATTCACCACCAACCTCCTTTACAATCTCTTTTAAAAAATCCATTACAGTACAAATCCAAATTGTTCACGGGCAATCTTCTTGTAGGGACCACCTGGATTGGCATCCCTAATCTCTTTGATCTTCATCAATTTTTGATACAAAGCAGCATCTCCACCAAGGCGTAGAGCACTGACAATTGTAGCAAGTTCTTTGTCATTGATGGGTAGGTCCATTATCCAAAAAATAGTTCTAGGTTTACAACTTTCTCAACATTCCAACCAATGGCATCAAGAATGACTTTGACAGGTTCCAAGAAGGCTTTGTCAAATTGTAGGTCATAGTCAATGTACTTGTCAACACCCAGTTCCACAGGGAAATCTTGGATGAATGAGATAACATTTTCTCTGATTGGATTTGCTTTTTTCAGGTAGAGAAACTTAATCTTCTCCCCATTGTTGATGAGTGAATATTTAGTATCAAGGTGCTTTTCCTTGACATAGTGATTGTAAAGAAGAGCACCTCTCACATGGATAGGTGTTCCCTTTCCATAGATTGTAGCAGAACTCTTGTGCTTATTCACATCACTTACAGTTCTAGGGAAGGCAATGTCCTCTGGGGGCATCTTCTTAAACTTTGTTCTGGCAGCATCAATGAAGTCAATTACCTCATCCTCAGTGCCACCCATCATAAGGTTGAGAGCATCCTTAATCATCTTCCTGCAAGGCGCAGGGGTGGATGACTTAACAGCCTCAATACCCATGATTTTCAGTTTAGGATCTTCATACCTTACACCCTCACTGTCCCAAACATTGAGGATGTATCTTTTCTTTGCTGTCCAGATGCCCCTGTCTGCGATGTTCTCTCTCTTCATCTGCATCTTCTGGGCATATGCATTTACATACGTCGCAAGCTCCTGGTAACTCTTCTCAATGAACGGTTCCAACTTGTCTTGGCAGATCTTGTCAAGTATGGTAACAAGTTTAGCCTTGTCACCATTGACATTACTAAAAAATTTATCAACAAGAGGTCCGAAATTAATATAGATTGAGTCAGTGTCAGATGCGATAACATAATCTACATCTTCTGTTTGTAACAGATTATTTAGGTATCCATTCATGTGGTTTTCTATCCACCTGATGGATGTCTGTCCAGACATGGTGATTGCCTCTGCATTGGCAAGTTTGTAGTACCTAAAATACTGGTTACCGATAGCGCCATAAGCAGAGTTAAGAGAGATCTTCTTAGCCATCTGGATATTGTTGCACCTTGCAATTTCTTTCTCCAATGTCTTACTAGGATTTTTTTCATACTCTTGCTTAGCAGCAAGCATTCTCTTCTTGAAGATGACCCTCTCTGCATACATCTTCTCCATCAGTTCAGGGAGAAATCCCTTCACATCCTTCCTATACATTGCACCATTGGCACAAACTGCATAGTCTTTATACATCTCAAAACTTAATTTTTCCTCAAGTATTCTATCAACTGTTGCGCTGGGATGTTTTTCCTCAACCAGAGTTTCTGGTGAAATATTGTACTGCATAATAAGATGAGGGTAGAGACTATTAAGGTCAAAACTAACAACCCAATCATACTTTCCTGGTTTCGGTTCCTTGACATATGCGCCTGCAAACTTGGAATCTTTTTCAGACCTATCCTTAGGAGGAATAACAATATTCCTTCTCTTCAAATAGTTATAAATGATAGTATCCCACATGCGAACCTGATACATCACGTCCACATAGTTGACCTTTGCAGTATAAGCCATGGTCAAGGCAAGTTCAATCAGTTTCATCTTGTCTTCCAAACGGTCAACAAGTTCCACGTCAATGATGTTGTAATCTACAAACTTCTTCCAATTACCCCTATAGAAATCTTTGAAGGTATTGAACTCACTATGATCAAGTTTCTTCTGACCCAACTCTACCTGGGCTATGTAGTCCAGTCTGTAAGACTCCTGAGCTTTGTAAGTGAACTTCTTATAAAGTTCAAGATAGTCCAGTGTCGTAAGTCCAGCAATATCATAAACATTGAATTTTCTGCCAGAAATGTAAGCTTCATCCTGAGAAACTAGTCCCCAAGGTGACAGAAGTTTCATCTTCTTCTCACCCATAATCCTGCTGATTCTTCCACACAGGTATGGGATATCATACAACCTCACATTCCACCCTGTGATAACATCAGGGGTGTTATTTGTCCACCAATATAGGAATGCATTCAGCATTCCCACTTCATCCTCATGGTGGTGATAGGTTACATTCTTCTGTGAGGGAGTGTATGGTTTCCTCCCCCATGTAATAATTTGCTTTGTAGCATTGTCCTGAATAGAGATAGTCAACATCTCTTCAGAACAAGATTCAGGATCAGGAAATCCTTCCTCTGCCTGAACCTCAATATCCATTGTTACCAGAGAAATCTTTGAGATATCAAACTTGATCTCTTCCTCTGGATACTTATCTGAAATATATTGATAAACATACCTTTCATTGCCATAGATGGGAAAACCATCTACACCATCATACTTCTTATAAAACTCCCTACAATCCCTGATAGTTCCAGGTTGAATGGGTTCTACATTATCACCCTCTAGTGTCTTCCACTTTGATTCTTTCTTGGACTTGACATAAAGAGTTGGTTGGTACTCTTCCTTATAGATCTTCTTCTGTCCATCTTCATAACCACGAACAAGAAAGTTGTTACCAACCATCTGAACGTTTGTGTAGAACCTCATTCCTTCACCAGACTCTTGTACCTCTCCTCCAGTTTACTATTGGGTTGAGCAATAGTCAAGATCTTATCTGAGTGAATCATGAAGGTGTTCTGTGAGGTGACACCTACTAACCAAGGAGACAGAGTATCCTGCTCACCAATGACCATAGGTTCAGTCAATTTGCAATCAGGTGTTCCTAAATCACCAGATACTTCCTCAATCTGTGTGAGAAGCATAATATTATCAAGAACCAATACCTTAAGATTTTCCATAATAACTCCTAAAAAAATGGGGAGATTCCCTGGATTTTGCCAGAGATCTCCCAGCGGCGACGATACTTATTATATATCAGAGCCAACTTTTCTTTGCATGATGCTCAGGCACAACTTTACCAAGAATGACAGTCAAAAGCCCATCTTCAAAAGTAACTGATCTAACTTCCGTGTCATCTGAGATTGTCCAGGAACGATTAAAACTGCGTTGAGCCAAACCTTGGTGGATGATGTGAGTGTCTTCATCCTTCTCTTTCGTATCCTTTTTGCCCTCAATAAAGAGCTTCCCGTATTCTGTGTAAACACTGACTTCTTCCTTTTTAAACCCTGCAAGTGCTACCTCAAGATGTGATTCAGTATTACTAAGTTGGACAAGGTTGTATGGAGGATAGTTAGATGCTTGTGCTTTGAAAATCTTATCAAAGTAATCATCCATTCCAATGCTGTGTCTATTGATCCTGTCCATCAATTGAGACAGATCTCCAGCATGATACTTCATGAGGTTACCCATTTGAAAAACTCCTTTTCTAGCAAGTTTAGTTGTGTGGACCCATTAAGGCATCCAGTACTAATTATAACACTTTCTAGAAAAAGAGGAGTGTGGTTAACCCTCCTCCTGTTGCTTGCCTTTTTTACCAATATTATACTTTTGCTCTAAAGTCCACTCATTCTTATCTCTGTATGGCAGAACTTTGATCTGATTAAGAGGTGCAATATCCATAATTGAATCTTCTTTCACCACTGAAATGAGACCCCAATCAGCAAGCAAGCGAGTAATACGATTCCTACGCTGAACATCGTTAACAGTAATGTTAGCGTACTTCCCATCAAGAGCAAACAGCTCCTTAAAATGCACTATGTAATATTTACCCTGCTTGTGCAAAATATGACAAGATTGGTAAAGTTTCTTTTCCTTCCTAGAAGCTACACCAATCCTAGTAAGTGTTTCTCTTACCTTAAGGAAATCATCTGGTTCATTGAGGACAATTTCAATCATTTTGTCCTGTGACCAATGAACCTGGGGTTCAGCAGTTTGAGTCATCTTTTGCCACCAGTGTCAAGTTTTTGTTTAATGTAGTCCAATTGTTCTTTTGATAAGATTTTCAGTGCTTGAGATGCTTTCTCATTATTATAACCATAATAAGACTTGACAAACTCTAGATCTGAGACCTTTTCTTTGCGGACCCAAGGAGAGAATCTCTTCCTCTTTCTCAGAATATTTATATAAAAGTTAAACTGCATATCTTTGTCTAGAAAATGATACTTGTTCATTTCATTTGCAAAAAGTACACAATCAAGATGACCAGACAAACATCTGTTCACAATGTATGGTGGATATTCTTTGATATGTTCAGTCAGATCTTCCTTAGTAAAGTTGACTGCATTCAACCAATCTTTCAGTTCCATGTATCTTTACCAACAATGTTTTTCATAATCATCAATAAGTCTTTCATAAAAATCATCACCTAGACAATAATCAATCTGTTTCTTATTATAAACTCCAAGTGGTGTTTCTACCAATTCAAAGTAATGCTGATCAAATTCTTCATCATGATGGTGAGACCAATTCCTTTGGAAGTTAGACTTAAGGAATCTAGCATTGGCAGTTCTACCATCAACCACAACCAGAGTGCCAGGCAATAGGAAATGTTCAATTGCAAGGATGTCAGCAGACATGGGCAGTCTGTCAGGATGATTTGTGGTGACTCCTCTTACATCACCAACAGGTGAGAATTGATCTGGTCCATCCAAGTAAATTAGGTCAGGACAAATGTTGGGAAGGTCTTCAAAATATGTACAAACTCTTCCATTGAAAGTAGAAACAGAACAAGGAGAATAGTGGTAATTGATGTGACTTGTTTCTGCAGTATTCTTACAAACTTCAATCCACTCTTTATTATTATCTACAGAGAAACATTGAAATGGATTACTTCTCCTCAAATTATTTTCAACAAAAGAAGAACTTTTCTGCTTATTCAAATTCAGTGCATGGTCAAATACAATTGAACTTTTACCTACACCAAACTCCAGAATAGTAGTTACATTTCTAGAGGTAACAAGGTGATGCAATCTAACCAGATCATCAAGTTCTGGAGTAAATGCTTCCTTCAGATTAGGATCAACAGAGCGAAAAGGTGAGTGTTCTAACTTCTTTTGAACCTCACCATATTCATTTAGATCAATACCCAACAATTCATGGATAGGATTTTTCTGAAGATAATCTTCATAAGAATCAAGATTTGCAAAAAAGTTCATTGTCATTATCTATAGGTTTAATGTTATTCCAGTGTCTCACCACTCCAGAAATGATAAAAATGTTAGTGACCATGTAAGACACAAAAACAAGGGTGCGTATGCCAGCAATAATATTTGCTTCTCTGTCATTCCTACCCTCCTTTCTTCCCAGAGCATAACTCCAGAGTCTCCAGAGATTTTTCATAATTCAATAGCAAAAGTTCTTTCCTATCTTTCTGTTCACGCATATATTTACCTACAGATCTAAGTGTGTAGGTGTGATCAAACTCAGCACTGAACCAACTATCAAACCTATTCTTTACCAACTGATCAGAGTTGTATGAGATGAGCATATCCATACTACAATCAGCGCAATCAAGGGCAAATTGATCATGATCAAATCCCTTGTGCATACTACCCTTTTTTCCATAAAGACTGTCCTTAATAGCATATGGTGGATCAAGATAGATGAATGCTTT